GTCAGCCATCCCCAAAACTGTTTCAGTATCATATATTTCTAGTGTTTCATAAAACGTATCTTCAATTGTGAGTTGCATTATATAGTTACCCTCCGTGTCACTATGACTTTACCGCGCAGGATATACGTAACTGAGGAAGCTCCGCTAGTCAGTTTTACGTCAAACACCCCCTCTACGAAATCGAAGGCAGCGGTTTGTGCTGCTGTCATGAGAAAATCCATCTGACCAGAAGCTCCAGTCAGGGTAATGCCGTTTCCATCTGAATCAAGTTCAAGGATTGATTCTCCGCTCGCATGTTTCTTAATAGTCATCTCTACTGTATAGCCAGAGAGATTTTTAGCTACGTCGTTGTTGTCCTTCAGCTTCAGTGTAAATTGCCGAGTAGCTCCTTGATGTATATATATGTCTCTTACGTTTACTTTATTTATAGTAGCCATTAGAATAGTACCTCTCTTATAACCATGTTTGCCTTCTCCTGCGTATCGACATCTTCAGCATCTATGTCTATTACTTCAGCAGAACCTTTATATCGTCTTAGTAGTTTTTCTTTCATTATAGTATCTTCCAGTGAATTCTTGTCATGCCAATGTTCTCCGTTGATTCTAATTATAATCATTTTTGGAGGCACGTAGCAGATGAAATCAAGTACCGCGCCACCCCTCCTGTAATAACCACCAAGGAAAGGAACTTGGTAACTGAAGTCTACCTTCAGCATCAGCAGAGCTTGTATCACAAACCACTCTTCTTTGAATCTTACGGTCTGTCCATCATAAACTCCCCAAACCTTAGATTCTGGTGTTTCGAGTTTATCAAACTCGTACGCATCAGCCATCTAGACCTCTAATAATGTCAACGAATTTACATATTTTATCCTCTCGTGTGAGGTTGGTTGTATTGGTTGTGGGTCAATGTAAACCCGCTTATTATCATAAGGCTCTTTCGTAGAGCGCATAACTAATGGGGTCAAACCCTCAGCCCAGCCATCAATAACAAAGATAATGTCAGCAGCATCTCTGTAAAGAGGATTCTCAACTGCCTCTAAATCAATGTCGCCGTCCTCCGCCCTGTAGTTAGTCGTGTAGTTGTACTTCACGTCAACTCTCGCTATGGCTTCAATAACAGCTGCCTTCACGGCAGGGGTAATGTAAGAATCTTCCGTCATCAATCTCAATCTGTATCTAAGTCTCTTCGCGGAAACACTAAACATATCGCCAAACAGCAATTCCTGAGAAGGTGATTCGTAGAATGTATTCTCATCCAGGGTAGTCCACGTTGTTTCGTCGTCTATTTTATAATCAAACTCTATTACTTGCTCGTCCTCTACGAGGTTCTCGGCGAACAACTTCAAAGAGTTATAGATTTTGTAAACATCAAACAAGTTCGCGTACACATAACCGCTTTCAATAGCGCCCTCGTGCGTATACATGTGACTCGAATCTTTGGTCGGGTCTACTGTAGCCGATGGGAAGCATAGGGTTAGTATGTCTCCTCCCACATACGCCATCATCCTGTCTGGGGCAGAGCCAGGTACTGTTTGGAAGTGCATATCTAATATGCGCTCGCCCTCCGTGTATCCCCTAAACACCTCGTACCAAGACTCGCCGCCATCACAAGCCATTATAGAGCTGTAATTAGAGCTCCCTCCATCAACCGAAGCATAGAATTCTCCAGGTCTACCCAACATTGAGGAAACTAAGCCCTGCCTGTTAGCTGGCAGACCCTCGTTTCTGTTCATACCAATATCATCAAGAGAGGATTCGTAGTATCTCTCAATACCACTGCCAAGAGTAAAGAATAAGAACACATTGTGGATTAGAGTAGCAGAGCCGTTATTATCATCCATCATAGTAGCCATCTCTTCAAGAGGAATTTTTATAGGAACATCGTCATCTAAGTAGAAAGCAATTCCCTCTCTCATAACCCATAGTGTGTTTTCTGTACCGTACTCCTCTAAATTTGTTATCTGCCCGTAATTATCTTTGAATTCGGTGTTTGTACCGAATACGAGGTCAGTTCCCCAAGCCTTCGAGTCTGACTCGTCAACATACGGAACGCTTCCATTCACACCTCTCCATACTGAGTATCCATCAGTCCCGTTGAAGACAGCACATAGATAGTCTGCTTTATTAGTTCCGTCATCAGCCCACGCGTATCCACCTGAGTCGTATTTCCCCCTCCTTATATTATCAGCATCGCCTACTGCGAAATACATTATGTTGTTGTGGACGAGAACATTGTTAATTGGGTCTGTTATTCCATGTCCAGCTACTACCTCCCACGTGTCTGCGCCTAATATCACGTACTCTGTTGTCGTATCGTGTGTTATTGTCCAAGCTTCCGATAAAGTTAGCGCAGTACCTGTGTTTGAGTCTATTGTGCGCCACCTTTGGGGCTCGTTCATACCAAGACCAGATATAATAGTGACGACTGCCCCTGCGAATTGGTCTGTTTCCCATGATTTTGTCCCATCCACTAATGTCGAGAGTGCGCCTGTGTTCGCGTCGGCAAATCCCCTGTCACCGTTTATATAAATAGCAGGAGCTCCAGACGAACTTGATAGAATCACATAGTCAGCTCTTCTATACTTGAAGAATATCGGACTATATTGTGTTATAACCTCGGCTACATAATAATACATCTGGTCTGTCAGTACAGTCCACGAGCTTTCGCTTTCCGACCTATATGTCGTAGAGCCAGAATAACTATTATCCATCCCAACCAGCCAACAATTATTACCATCACCGTCTGCCGCCCACACCTTCACCCAGTAATCTGTAGTGGCAGTAAGAGATGATGAGGTTATCGTTGCCCTTAACTTGATTGCTAGAATATCGTCAATGTCGTCCGTATCAAATGAGGTTGAGTCTATTTCCGTTCCAGGCACACCAGCGTTATCGTTGAACAGACCCACGTATAGGTCACCCTCTGGAGTTCCTCTCCTTTTTATTTCGAGATAAATATTTACAGCGTCGTAGTTCTCAGCAGCCGTAAACTTCACTGCCGTATACGCGTTCCCTCCGTGAAGCCCGACCCAGGATAACCCAGTATCCTCATTCTGATGTATGTCCCCTTTTCTTATCCCAGAATGCATTCTCTCTAAAGCACCAAGAACAAACTTATCTCCAAGGTTTATCGTCCTAAAATTATCAAAGAAGCTTTCTCTATCTGTATCAAGGTCATCTTCGCCCCTGCCGTTAGCCCACGAGCTCTGAGCAATGGAGAACCAAGGCTCTTCAAGGTCAGAGTACGTCAAACTACCCTGTGAAGTTTTCAAAGCTGTTCTGTTCACGGGGTTTCGTTTTAGAGCATTGGCATCTATGTTTCCGTCTCTCTTACACAGATTTAATCCTATCGTTGTCTCGCCATCAGACAGAGACATATGATGCGAAGGTCTTGCTAAACCAAACCCTACCTGTACATCCATCGTTAGCTCCTCAACATAGGCGTCCTAGCCATATCCCTTGTAACTCTACCTTGCACCCTTATTCGCTCCATAGCCTCGTTCTGTACTGCCTCGTTCATAAGTTGAACCCTGTGCGGGTCAGCTTCACCGTACTGAGAATAATAGCTCCGATAAAGATTCACTGTGGCAGCCCACTTCAACCATCTGTCGTCAATCTCTGTATCAATCCCATCATCGTCATCAACTAATTCGGGGTGAGTTCCAATATACCAAAGCCTTATCTTCATATCGTCCGTAGCGGGCTCTTTGCCAGCCTTGAAATAAATGTAACCGCTGTGCTCGTCCCAATACCACTGCTCCTTATAATCATAAGGCGAATCATCGGACTGAGCAACTTCAAACCTCCTTACGTTGAAAACATCATCTGGCAGGGTATAAATCTGCGCGTCGGAATCCGTTTCCAGGGTTTCGTCGTGTTGTAGGTAATCCCCAAAATCGAGTAAAGCTGTGTTTATAGCAGAAACAATATCTTCTTTGCTAAATAAGTGGGGGACTGCTGCGTATCTGTCAGCTCCCGCAATAGTGTATGTTAGCGCGTCGAACGTGAATACTCCCTCTGCGTATGAAGTTATAGTTCTCATCTCCCCAACATTAGTACCAGAGAGCATAATAATGAACCCCCCATCCCATGTTTCCGCTGGCTCTAATCTTCTCTTCGCGTCTGTAAGGGTTGTTGTACTGCCCGCAGTAGCCAGCCCCTCTCGTACTCCGCCAAGTATCTTTGCTACTTGCAAAACAAGACCAGAGAGACTTCTCGAACTACCAGGAGTAGCGTCAGCTGGAACAGACGCGGATTCGTTCTCTTGAAGAACGTATAAATCCTCAAATACTGGCAGTGCACCAGACACATGCACCGCGAGCCTTAGTAAACCAGGGGTATTTGTATCTGTTACATCCAAACTACAGGTGTAATACCCCAAAGAGTCGTTTACTGGGGCAGTTCCCTCATGTTTACTAGCTAAAGCGCCACCATTCTTCGATAGTTTGACATCCGTATACGCTATTGTTAAGCCATTCTCAGCCGTATAACCGTCAGTTTCATCGAGAAAAGCGCCTATTATAATGTCTATAGCTGTGTTCTGTTTTATTGTTATCATTATTTCTTTGTCCTTTTCGCTCTGTATTTGTATACTTTGTTCGCGATATAAGTCAGTATATGGTCGGTTACTACACTACCTGTGCTAGTAAGTGTGCCAGCAAGCGACTTGAACATCTTCTTAGATATACTGCCAGAGCTGGTAATAGTACCAGCAAGCGACTTAAATATCTTTCTGCTCATAGCGCCAGCCGAAGTCAAAACCCCAGATAACGATACTGATGTCTTTTTTACAACTACGCCAGCAAATGACAATATACCAGAAAGGTTTTTCTTTGCCTTCTTCGTGATTGCTCCAGCGCTAGTCAGTACACCTGCAAGTGAAAGCGTCGTTGACCAAGACCCTATCCTAGAGTCATCGTCTCTTCTAATAACAAAATCATCAACGTAATAAGTACCATAAGTCCCTGCGTCTAAATTATTACAATCTATCGCGTAATATGCGATAGCTTCTAGGTCAGAATCTACCGTGCTTTCATCTACTTCTAGTACATTATCTAACCAACATTTTATAATGCCATCATTTTGCCCGACTCCTGTTGAAGCCTTCCAATAAGTCTCAATACAATGGGGTTCATCAGTAATGATAAATGACTCCTCAAAATCCCATGCGCCATCTACAGCGTCTCTGACTACGAGATAATAATAAGGGTCTTCGCGGTGAATATATAAATAATGGACGCCATCCCACGCCTCGTTATAAGTGCTGAATATAACAAACTCGCCTCCATCAGCCATTGTTAGCGAATTAATATCTATATAAAAGCGAAAACTCACCTCGCTCTGGTCTGAATCAGAGAACCTACCAGTATACATTCTCGTTGTGTCATCAATTACAAAACTCAAACCGTATGTGCCGTGAAGTGCGGCGGCTTCGGTTACTGCTAAATCACCACCATCTATTACTTGTTCGTCCCAATCAACAGAAAAGCCACCGGTTTCAAAATCATCAGACATTAACTCAGCCACGGATTACCTCTTTAGGTTCGGTTATGTCAGGTGGATAATTCCACCAATCCTTTTCTACTTTCGCCCCCTTCTTAACAACCATAACCTTTACTCGTTTAGGATTCTTCATACTCAAATCAATATACTTATAGAGATAAACATCATGCCCACCTTTTTCAATAGACGAGTCTGATGTTATTTCTATATCAGTCAGCGCCTCTTTTGGGAGGTCAGTAAAACTAACCTCAACACCCGTTTCTGTTCGTTTAATACCCTTTATCATTATCCGCCAACTGACACTGTAAACTCGTAACTGAATTCGATTTGGTCTGTGTTTTCTACGTTTATAGCAGAGAATACATGCCTATCGAGTAGTGTTCCACCCGTTACAATACTGAACAACCCGTGTTCAGTGATTGCTTTTACGCTTGTGTAGGTAATCGTGGCTACAGATTTGTAGATATTGGCGCTTGCGCCTTCTATCTGTGTACCAGTCGCCCTTGATTCACCATCAGTCGTTTCGATATCGGTATCTCCGACAACAGCGGCAGTCGTACCTACGCCAGAGTCGTGAAACTTGAAATCGCCAAATACAGAAGTTTCTGTCTGCATCTGGTCGACCAGAAAGTTTACGAACGCAGTGGTTACTACCCCATGAGATATTACCCCATAGTCAATCACTTGCCCACTATGCTTCAGTTTGGCGCTCAGTCTGCCAGTAGTTGAAAGAACGTTCGTCTTCCTTGAAAAGAACTGCATCACGTAGTATGAAATCACGTTACGCAGATAGCTGAGGCTGAGTATATTTTTTATTTTCCATATGAAAGGAGCTTTCACGTAGCCTTTTATCAGCTTCGCTTTTAGTCTACCCTTCATTTTTAATCGGCTTTTGAGTTTCATATTTCCTCTGTTATAAAGATTGGGGGAGCTGTTACGCTCCCCCTAATCAGTCTAATACTTGTTTAGAACTTGTCGTATCTGCCTGCGGGCACTACGTCTATTGCCATCGTAAACGATGGGGTTGTTCCTGCAATAGTAGCGTAATATCTGCGGTAACGAGCATCGGATTTCCCTGTAACATATGAAATCCCAGTTCCCGTAACCTGTGCAAAGTTGAGGAAGTCTCTCCAAGTTGAATTGTCATCAGATTCTTGGATTTTTACGTCCAAAAGTTCTGTACCACCAGTTGAGGCAGTCACCGTAAGGCGATACGTCAACGGTTGTAAGTCCCTGCCGCCAAAGTCTACTCCAGTGGCGTTAGTCACTGTAGAGTTCTTAGTAGAAGAGGCTAATAGTTTTAAATTTGCATCCATTGTATGCCTCCTTATTCGGCAGCTTGAATATTGTATATGCGTGCCATAGAGCGAGGATTGTAGAAATAAATACCGCAACCCCAATCTATGATACTTCGGTACGAAACGCCATTTTCTAGCAGCCCAATGTCCTCAGCGTTCACGCTGTCAAACTGCCAACCCTTTAAGAATGGGTCGCCGAGTTTCAAGGCGTAGATGCTGGTAAAGGTTGCGCCAGTGATGGCTGTACCGTTAGCTAATTCGGTGTTAGGCATAATAAGCGTGCTTTGGTCTTTCTTTACACCGATGTCTACGATTTTTGGTCCACCTTCGCCGAATGTCGGCAAGCTTCGTCCAAATGAATCTTTGGTCGTCGCCCAGTAACCCCTAGCCCTTAGAGCTGAGAGTAATCGTAAGTAGGTCGTGGAATTCATAAGCAAAACGTCTGCTTTATGTCCGTCTACTGTATGTATTAATTCTTCAAGCAAGTCAACTATTTTTATCTGAGCTGCGAGTAAATCAGCAGGTGTTCCATGTGATAAGTCCGCTCCACCAGCGTCGATAGATTGAGCAGCGTCTAAATCGTTTATGAGGCGATAGTGTATGCCAGTCATTTCTTTCAGGTTGGTTTCAGGATTACCGTTAATGAACATGTCGTTGAACTTGTATGCCATTGAGGTAACAAACATCTCTGTCTGTAACGCTCGTTGGTTCACTACTTGGTTTTTGGCTTTGATGTATTCTTTGGGAACGTCGATGTAACCACCGAGGAAGGATACTCTCTCCTGTAGGTTCT